TCGAACGAGATCCGTTTGCCGGCTTCGAGGTGACTACACTCAAAACGTAAGAGTTTGACGAGCTTGTCGCGGTTGGCGTCGTCCTCGTGTACCCCTAGCTTGAGACTCTGATGGAACTGTTCGTAAAAAGCGTCGTACGTTTCGGGTTCCATGTTCTGGAACATATCGATACACTTTTTGACGAGATTTTTCTTGATGACGTTCATGACCCGGTTCTGTTGAAGCATCTCGCGTGACACGTTGAGCGGCAGGTCGTTACTGTCCACAACACCCGTCACAAACCCGAGCCATTCGGGCAGAAGCATGTCCTCGGTCTTTTCCGAAATCAGGACGCGGTTGACGTACAATTTCATTTTGGACTTTTTGGTTTCGTTTTTCCCAAACATATCGAACGGTGCGCGTTTGGGAACGTACATGACCGTTTTGTACTCAACCTGTCCCTCCGCACTGAAATGCTTGACGTCCGCGTACGTGTCATTGTCACCCGAAATAGACTTGTAAAACGCTTCGTGTTCCTCTTTGGAGACTTCGTCGGGTTTGCGTAGCCAAATAGGCTTTTGCGTGTTCAAGTGCGTCCATTCAAGCACGGTTTCTTCGTAAACCACCGGTGGTTCTACTGCTGAAGTAGGTTTTTCTTCTTCTGGAGTTTTTTCTTCTTCTTCTTCTGAAGTTTCATTTTCCACCAGTTTCTTTGTCACCGTCTGCAAGTATATAGGGTGTTGGATAAACTCGGAGTGTGCGCGCACGATACTGCGTAGTTTCTCTTCTTCAAAGTATTCGTGACAAGTATCCTTCACAAACAAAACAACTTTTACACCACCACCACCACATTCTTCTTCTTCTGTGATGGTGAACGACCCACTGGCTTGAGATTCCCAACAGTGGTTTCCGGAAAACACTTGGACTTTGTCCGCGACCAAGTACGCGGAGTAAAACCCCACACCAAACTGACCGATGAGATCTTCAGCAGCAGCAGCACCGTCACCAGCAGTGGTACTTCTATTAGCACTAAACTGTTTGGTACCAGAGTTGGCAATCGTACCCAAGTATTGAATCATCTCGTCGCGTGTGAGACCAATACCGTTGTCTTCGACCGTGAGTGTTTTAGCTTCTTTGTTCGCAGACACGCGAATATGGTACTCTTTAGTATCGGCGTTTTTGTTTTCAGTCAACTCTTTGTGACGCGCTTTGTCGATAGCATCGGACGAGTTGCTAATAAGTTCACGTAAGAAAATGTCTTTGTTGGAATAAAACGCATTGACAATGAGGGACATCAGCTGGTTAATCTCGGCTTGGAAAGCGAACGTTTCGGAAGTAGTAGTTGTAGTAGACATTATTCATATTGAAACAACTCTAATCTTTAAATTGTTTTAGTTAAAAAAAATGAATCTTTTTAAAATTGACTTTGTAAATATGGTCTAGCTTGCAAAGGCAGGCGTTGGCGTACTTGGAAATCTCGTCGAATTCGGCCAAGTAGCTCTTGCGGATCTTTTCTGTGTTTTCGTTCTCACGCAAGAGTCGGTGGAACACGTCGGAGCACAGAGTCACCACGAGACCGTACACATGGTTGGTGTGTTGTTGGACGATCCGCTGGTTGTGTCTGCGAAGAAGGGTCTTTTCGAACTTGGCGTCTGTGATTTTGTGCTGAAGCCACTTTACACGGACATCGAGGTTGGTTCGGAAATCGATGTCGATGTCGATGATTTCCACGGCTCTGTAATGAACGCACTGCTGATGGTTCCAAGTAACCACTCGGATAAAATTGTTTGTGGGGACTGTGCCTTGGTTAAACACGACACCCAAGTGCCGAATGATGTGCTGAGCGTCGGGGAGCCCTTCGCAGTTGTTGCGCCCCGCTTCTTGTTGAAGATTTTGTTGACGTGCCCACTCGTAAAAGTGCGGGTTGTGGATGGTTTGTCCGACAATTTCTTTTCCGGACTTCCAAGAAAAGGGCGTGTTGCAGTTCGTGCACCACATCTGGTCACACCCTTCGATTTTGTGGATCCGCGAAGCGCATTTGGGACACGGTTTGGTCGTTGCGAGGATCAGTTCCGCGGACTGTACGTGTTCCTCGTCACACGTGTGAACGACGTGGTCTTCTTCTTCTCCTTCTTCCGTTTGGAGGCACCTGTGACACACTTTCACGCCACAAACACCGCACTGATGGTTCCGGCGCGTGACAAAGCCTCGACACTCGTTCGCGGGACACGGACACATGACGTGGGACTCTTTTTCAATTTCCCTGGTTTCTCCAAATTCCCCGGTTCCGAATTCCTTGACGTACAAAGGTTCGGGGATGATGTCCTTGAACATGATGGACAGGTACATCCCGTTGCGCCATCGGGAAATGCGGACTCGAATGTCTGACGCGTGGTTTTCGGCGAGGCGTATTTCCTCTTTGATATCGTTTTTGAACTTTCTATCGTTGGGTTTGTTATTCCCGGCGGTGATTCCGTGGGTGGCGAGGCGGACTACCAGATTGTTCGTTTTGTGAATTGCGTTCAAGTACTCCTCCACCTTGACCGTTTCCACTGCGCGACCGTACTCGACGTACATCTGTGTCTCCGGCATGAACGAGACCTCTTCATCACGGAGGCGCTTCTGGGTACTCTGTGACAAACGCTTGACGATGGTGTGCGAGACGTTTTCGCGGACGTGTTGATCTTCCCAAGGTTGTTTGCAGCTCATACACGAAATTTCAAACATACCGGACTGGTTGGTTTGGTGGGTTTCGAAACAGGTCGCGCACACTTGAAAGTCACACTTGAAAGGACAAGGGACGCGCTTACGTGAAGTATTGTTGAAAGGTTCCACACACACCGCGCAGTTTGAATAGTCCATTTGATTCTTTTTGTACATCTGCGCGTTGTTGTTGTTGTGGTTGTTACTATGTAGTATCGAAGTTCTTAAAGTGTAAATTTTTCAAAGAATCACGGCGGTGTGGGGGGGGTGGGGTTCCGAGAGAAAGAAAGAGAATTTACAAATTTCATGTCCCCTTTCAAATAATAAAATAGATGTTTTTAAAATCGACTTTGTACATCTGCTCGATGTTGTAAAGGCAGGTGTTGGCGTACTTGAAAATTTCCTCAATTTCCTTCATGTAGCTTTCGCGGATCTGTTTTGTGTTTTCGTTCACACGCAAGAGTCGGTGGAACACGTCCGAGCACAAGGTCACCACGAGACCGTACACCTTATTGGTGTGTTGCTTGACGACCCGCTGGTTGTGTCTGCGAAGAAGAGTCTGTTCGAACTTGGCGTCCGTGATCTCGTTTTGGAGCCACTGGACGCGGATATCGAGGTTGGTTCGGAACTGGACGTCGAGGTCGCGGGTTATTTCCACGTCTCTCAAATGGACGCACTTTCGGTAGGTGTCGGAAATCACACGGACAAACGTGCGCGTGGGGGCCTGCGTGTGACGAAACACGACGTCCAAGTACAGAATGACGTTCTGGGCGTCGGGGAGCCCTTCGCAGTTGTTGAACCCTAAACCTTCTTCTTCTTCTTCGGCTTGCGGACGGGGATGCTGACGCATCCACTCGTAAAAGTGCGGGTTGTGGACGGTTTGTCCGACAATCTCTTTTCCAGACGTCCAAGAAAAGGGGGTGTTGCAGTTCGTGCACCACATCTGGTCACACCCTTCGATTTTGTGGATCCGCGAAGCGCATTTGGGACACGGTTTGGTCGTTGCGAGAATTAGCTCCGCGGACTTCACGTGTTCCTCGTCACACGTGTGAACGCGGTCTTCTTGGTCTTCTCCTTCTTCCGTTTGAAGGCACCTGTGACACACTTTCACGCCACAAACACCGCACTGGTGGTTCCGGTGTGTGACAAAGCCTCGACACTCGTTCGCTGGACACGGGCACATGACACTGGACTCCCTTTCTTCCCCGAGACCCAAAGCTGCAGGTTGCGTTCCAAACTCCTTGACGTACAAAGGTTCGGGGATGATGTCCTTGAACAGGCGCGACAGGTGCATCCCGTTGCGCCATCGAGAAATCTGAACCCGGATGTCCGACGCGTGGTTTTCGACGAGGCGTAGTTCTTCTTTGATGTCGTTCTTGAACTTTTTATCGTCGATTGATTTGTTCCTGACGACGATAATCCCGTGGGTGGCGAGGCTGAGTTCGACGTCGTGCTTTTTACGAATGGCGTTCAAGTATTCGTCCACTTTGATTGTTTCCACTGCGCGACCGTACTCGACGTACATCTGTGTCTCCGGCATGAAGGCGGTTTCTTCGTCTCGGAGACGTTTCTGGGTGCTCTGTGACAAACGCTTGACGAGGGTGTGTGAGACGTTTGCGCGGACGTGTTGGTCTTCCCACGGTTGTTTGCAGCTCATACAGGAAATTTGGAACATACCGGACTGGTTTGTTTGGTGGGTTTCGAAACAGGTCGCGCACACTTGAAAGTCGCACTTGAAAGGACAAGGGACTTGCTTGCGTGAAGTCTTGTTGAAAGGTTCCACGCACACCGCGCAGTTTGAGTATTCCATTTCCGAGTTTGTTTGTTGTTGGTTGTTTGTTGGGGTACTATGTAGTATCGACATTCTTTAAGTAGTTAAATTTAAGAAGTCAAGAAAGAAGGAGAATTTACAATTTTTTACTGCTAAAAGTAGATGTTTCTAAGATTGACTTTGTAAATCCGCTCGAGCTTGTCAAGGCGGGTGTTGGCGTACTTCGAAATCTCATTGAACTCGGCCAAGTAGCTCGTGCGGATCTGTTCTGTGTTTTCGTTCTCGCGCAAGAGTCGGTGGAACACGTCGGAGCACAGAGTCACCACGAGACCGTACACCTGATTGGTATGTTGATGGACGATCCGCTGGTTGTGTCTGCGAAGAAGGGTCTTTTCGAACTTGGTGTCTGTGATTTCGTTTTGCAGCCACTGGACGCGGACGTCGAGGTTGGTGCGGAACTGCGTAGTGTCAGTGTCGCGGGTTATTTCCACTTCTCCCAAATGAACACACTTTCGGTGGGTGCTGGAAACCATCCGGACGAAATTGTTTGTCGGGGCCGTGGCATCGGGAAACACAACGTCCAAGTGCTGAATGACGTGCTGCATGTCGGGGAGCCCTTCGCAGTCGGCGAGTTGTCGGGGCTGCTGCTGTTGCTGCGCGGTGTTCTGCTGGCGCGTCCACTCGTAAAAGTGCGGGTTGTGGATGGTTCGGCCGACGATTTCCTTTCCGGACTTCCAAGAAAAGGGCGTGTTGCAGTTCGTGCACCACATCTGGTCACACCCTTCGATTTTGTGGATCCGCGAAGCGCATTTGGGACACGGTTTGGTCGTTGCGAGGATCAGCTCCGCGGACTGTACGTGCTCCTCTTCACACATGTGAATGTCGTCGTCATCTTCCGTTTGGAGGCACCTGTGACACACTTTCACGCCACAAACACCGCACTGATGGTTCCGGCGCGTGACAAAGCCTCGACACTCGTTCGCGGGACACGGGCACATGACACTGGACTCCCTTTCTTCCCCGAGACCCAAAGCTGCAGGTTGCGTTCCAAACTCCTTGGCGTACAAAAGTTCGGGGATGATGTCCTTGAACAGGCGCGACAGGTGCATCCCGTTACGCCATCGAGAAATCTGGAATCGAATGTCCGACGCGTGGTTTTCGACGAGGCGCAGTTCTTCTTGGGTGTCGCTCTTGAACTTTTTATCGGCGGGTGTTTTGTTCCCGACGACGGTGATCCCGTGGGTGGCGAGGTTGAGTTCGACGTCGTTCTTTTTGCGGATTATGTTCAAGTACTCCTCCACCTTGACCGTTTCCACTGCGCGACCGTACTCGACGTACATCTGTGTCTCCGGCATGAAGGCGATCTCTTCATCACGGAGGCGTTTCTGGGTGCTCTGTGACAAACGCTTGACGAGAGTGTGTGAGACGTTTGCGCGGACGTGTTGGTCTTCCCAAGGTTGTTTGCAGCTCATACACGAAATTTCAAACATACCGGACTGGTTTGTTTGGTGGGTTTCGAAACAGGTCGCGCACACTTGAAAGTCGCAATTGAAAGGACAAGGGACTTGCTTGCGCGTATTCTTGTTGAAAGGTTCCACACACACCGCGCAGTTTGAATAGTCCATTTGATTTTCGATTGTGTGCGTGGTTGTGTGTGCGTGGATTGTGATGGTTACTCTTTAGTGTCGGCGTTATTTAAGTTCTTTAAGAGGCGCGAAGCGCGGAGAGCGCGGAGCGCGGAGAGCGCGGAGCGCGGGATATGGTGGTGGTGATGGGTACTCTTTATAGTGTCGACGTTAATTTAAGTCGTAGTAAAAATACAATAAGGCGCGGAGAGCGCGGAGCGCGGGGGTCCGCGTTTTTTTTCTCTTGTGTTGTTCGTGTTAGTTAGGTAATTAGTGGGGGGGGGGTCATTTTTAGAATGATAAATTCAAATGATAAAACGGATCTTTGTAATATTGACTTTGTAAATCCGCTCGATCTTGCAGAGACATGTGTTGGCGTAAGTAGCAATCTCTTCAAATTCGGTGATGTAGCTCGCGCGGATCTGTTCTGTGTTGTCGTTCTCACGCAAGAGTCGGTGGAACACGTCGGAGCACAGGGTCACCACGAGACCGTACACCTGGTTGGTGGATTGTTGAACGGTTCGCTTGTTGTGCCTGCGAAGAAGGGTTTTCTCAAATTGCTCGTCCGTGAGCTCGTTTTGAAGCCACTGTAAGCGGACGTCGAGGTTGGTCCGGAACTGGGTCTCGATGTCGCGGGTTTCGACTTCTCTCAGATGGACACACTTTTGATGGTTGCTGGAAACGAATCGGACGAATAGGTCGGACGAGACTGTAAAATCGTGAAACACAATGTCCAAGTGCTGACTGACGTGCTCAAACTCGGGGAGCCCTTCGCAGTTGTTGGGGCCTTCTCCTTCGGCTTGCTGACGATGCTCACGCTGTGCCGTGTTCCGCTGACGCGTCCACTCGTAAAAGTGCGGGTTGTGGATGGTTTGTCCGACGATTTCTTTTCCGGACTTCCAGGAAAAGGGTGTGTTGCAGTTCGTGCACCACATCTGGTCACACCCTTCGATTTTGTGGATTCGCGAAGCGCATTTGGGACACGGTTTGGTCGTG